AAATAAACAATTCAAAAAATATGAGCCTTACATTTGAGATATTAGGACTCGCCTCCGCAGGAGTAATTCTTGTAAGAAACTGGACATATCGGCTCAAGGTTAAGCCATTTACCTGTGAACTATGTCTTGCGTTTTGGTTGAGTGTTATCTACTTCCACTCCTTGGAGGGAGTTCTATTCTCATTTGTGGCAGGAATGACAGCAGCGATATTGAACAGATATGTATGAATTAAAGGATTTGAACGAAGTAATTGACACATTAGAAAGACATTTAAAATACAGACGAGGCTTTGCACTTAGTCAACCAAGACCAAGCGAAGTCAACGAAGCGTTAACCAAGGTAATAAGAATACTCAATGAAACTAACACTGGAACACTACGGAAACAAGATAATGATTGAAACAAAACACGATGATGTGAACATCGAGGAGCTTCAAGAGTTGATTAGATCGTTGTGCCTTGCGGCTGGATATTCAGAGCAAAACATTAAGGAGATGTTTGGAGAATGAGCAAATAATTAATTACCACTTTTTCGGGGTAATTGGCATATGCAATTACATATAAAGTGCTATAAAATGGACAAATTATATGTTTTTGCACCTTTAATAAAACAACATGAACAAAGAACAAATAACATTCATACTGGAGGAGATGCTGCCAGTATTCCAAAGATGGAAAGAAACACAAGTGCTGAAGATGACACCTGAACAAAACGTAGAGTTCAGAGCAGTGTACTTACAAGAGATGGGGAAACCACTTCCAACGTGCGGCAACTGTGTAGTTGAGGGAATGCTCTCAATGATTATCAGAGCGGAGGCACAGAAGAAGGAGTTGAACACACTCGCTGACGATGAGCAGCCCGTTAAAAAAAAGCGAAGAAGACGTGTCGTGCGTAACGAAGATAATTCAACAGGATTGGGCGAAGGATAAACCTTGGCTCGTTGTTGGTACCGGTCCATCTCTTGAGAGGTGGGATGCTTCAATGATGTTAGACTACAACGTCTGGACAATCAATGGAGCATTGGAAAAAACACGATACGCAGATATAGCAGCGTTTCATGATCCGCCCATCTACAACGAACCACAGAAATACATAAACGGAAAATACAAAGCACGTTTTATCTTGACCAGAACCTGCAATGCTAAGATATACGACAACACAATATTTGTACAGTTTAAGATTGATCCCAATATTGGGCATTACACATTCAGAACTTTCAACTCAAGCTCATTCGCATTTGAACTACTGATGAATAGATTTGACCAAGTATATACGTTAGGCATAGATGGAGGTAGAGATTTATATCAAGGGCTAACTGAAAATTATATCAGAGGAGAGCAAGGAACAAACTTCAACGCTCACAATCAGCATATGCACGAGCTAAAAAATAGAACCAACTGTCAAGTAATTAGGCTGTGAAGAAGCATACTAAAACGTATATGAGTTATTTCGGCTATGACACAACTGATTTCATACCGTGTGAGATATGCGGCAATCAAGCCGTTGATATTCATCACATCGAAGCAAGAGGTATGGGAGGCAACCCAAAAGGAGATAAAGACGAGATAGAAAACTTGATGGCGGTTTGTAGACATTGCCACGAGGAATTCGGGGATAAGGCAGAACACAAACATATGTTGAAAGTTGTCCATAAAGTTAAGATGACAGAAAGACAATAAACATCGGAGAAACATCGGTATGAAGTTAGAAAAACAACCACACGGAGGAGCATTGGTCAGAGCAGAAAAAGGGGAAACTGCAAACCCTAACGGCAGACCCAAGAAGTTCACCACCTTGATGAAGGAGGAAGGCTACAAACTCTCAGAGGTGAACGACAGCATACAGGCAATCATGGCAATGGATGAGAAGGAGATTAAACAGGTACTCAAGAACGAAGGAGCAACCATGCTTGAAAAGACAGTTGCAAAGGCTATCATTAAGAGCTATGAGAAAGGCTCACTTTATTCAATGGATACTTTGTTGAGTCGAGTATATGGAAAGCCTAAGGAAACGGTAGATGCAACCGTAGAGGCTAAGGTTGTAAACGTGACACTTAATTTAGATTAATATGGATGAAATTACATTTTTAGGAAACGCCTGGTCAGATGACTACGGCTTGAACATCACGGTGAACGTGGAGAAATTCAAACAAGCACTTTCAGACGGAAAGCTTGAGATTAACAAGTACGGTGACGTCAGAATCAGAGTGCAGAAACTCAAGACTCAAAATGACAGGTCAAAGGCAACCCACTATGTGGCAGTTCCAAGACCACCGAAAGAGAAAGACGATCTACCATTTTGAGAATCTTACTACTACTTGACGGCATGAATGGAGTGTCCTTCCATAGGTTGTACACTCCCTACGTCAAAATTCAAATAGACTACGGAATCACAGTTGATGTGTCCGTGGATCAGGGGGAATGGGCAGACCTACCATTTGAGAAATATGATTGCGTAGTATTCAACAGATGGCTTGGAAGATTGCAATACAACATTCTGCCTATACTCGCAAAAAAGAAAATCCCTTTCATAGTTGATATTGATGACTATTGGGTAATACCTAAGCATAACCCAGCGTATAAGTTTTACCGGGCTTATATCAAGAATGGAATCAAGGACAGTTTGCACTATGCAGATGCTGTGATGGTTACTACTCCGCAACTTGAGGAGAAGGTCAAAGAGTTTAATGAAAACGTCACAATAATCCCCAACGCTTTAGACTTAAATCAAAGCCAATGGAAAGCAGAATCAGAGCATCCTTTCACTATCGGTTGGGTTGGAGGGTTATCACACACTGAAGATTTAAAGTTGCTCAGCGACAAAATAAAGCCTATATGCGAGGAATATGGGGCGAGGTTCTTAATGTGCGGCTTTCATGAGAACGTTCCCGATTGGGCAATCATGGAAAAGGCAATCACAGGAGAGCCAAGGCATAAACGCCCTGATTGGTTTCAGACAAGGGTAGGAACAAAGGCAAACGAGTTTGGCAAGTATTACTCAGAGATTGACATCTGCATTGCTCCATTACTTCCAACTAAGTTCAACCGGTACAAATCAGAACTGAAGATTCTGGAAGCGGCAGCCTACAAGTTGCCCATCTTTGTAAGTGCAGTTGAGCCATACACAAACCACCGAGATAATTTAGGCTGTTTCTTTGTTCAGAACAACGACTGGTCAGAGATTGGAAAGCTAATCAAGTCAGACAAAGTCAAAGAGGTGGGGGAGATTAATTACCAGTATTGCCACCAACACCACAATATTGACACCATAAACAAAAAGCGTGTAGACCTATTGCGGCAAGTATGCAAATAAACTACTCAAGACCAAAACTGACGAGCTACCAAAAAGCCATCTTAGATTCAGATGCACGTTACACGATAACGGCTGCATCTACTAAGACAGGTAAAACGGCAAGTCATATTATTTGGTTGTTTGAGCAGTCTTTAAATCTAAAAGAAAATCAATCGGTGTGGTGGGTTGCTCCTGTCTACCAACAAGCGGAGATAGCATTCAGAAGGATGAAGGCACAGGTGACAGAGAAAAACTTCTTTGTATCTAACGAAAGCAAGTTAACACTGATAACACCGATAGGCTCAAGGATTGAGTTTAAATCAGCAGAGAAGCCTGATAACCTTTATGGTGATGATGTTTATTCAGCAGTCTTTGACGAGGCATCAAGAGCAAGAGAGGATTCATGGTTTGCTCTACGTTCAACCCTAACGGCAACACAAGGCAAATGTAAACTCATTGGAAACGTCAAGGGCAAAAAGAATTGGTTTTATAAATTAGGGGAAAGGGCAAAGGCAGGTGATCCGAATATGGAGTATTTCAAAATAACGGCTTACGATGCGGCAGATGAAGGCATCATTGAACGTGAGGAGATAGAACAAGCCAAACGTGACTTGCCTGAGTATGTCTTTAGAGAGTTATATCTTGCTGAACCTGCTGACGATAATTCTAACCCATTTGGACATGAGAACATTGACGCTTGTATTCAACAGAGTACCGGCACACCAACGGCATACGGAATCGACTTAGCAAAGTATACTGACTGGACAGTCATCATAGGACTAAACGAAAAGGGAGAGGTTGTTCACTTTGATAGATTCCAAGCAGATTGGTCACAGACACTGCAGAAGATAACGGCAACCATAGGGAACACACCTGCTTTTGTGGATAGCACGGGAGTTGGTGATCCTATTGTTGAGCAACTACAAAGGCAACATCCAAGAATCAAAGGCTTTAAATTCACAAGCCAATCTAAGCAGCAACTCATTGAGGGATTAGTGGTGGCAGTACAAGGGCGGCAAGTTAAATTCCCTGAGGGAGTTATTGCCGATGAAATGCGTAACTTTGAATTTGAATATACACGAACAGGCGTAAGATACACAGCACCACAAGGTCTACATGATGACTGCGTGATGAGTCTTGCTCTTGCCAATGATTGCAAACAACACAATAAACCAGGACTATTCTACTATGCTTAAATGGAAAGATATTACAATCGGAATGCTTCAAGAGATTGGGGAGCTTCCTGATGACCTTAACCCGATTGAGAAAACAGCTCACACGATAGCGATAATTAAAGGGCTAACTTACGAGGAGGTTGAGAAGTGGACACTAAATGACTTGCGGAAAATTGACTTGTCGTTTTTAGAGCAAGAACCCAAGCATCGACTCAAATGGACATTCAAACACAAAGGCAGAAGATTTAAGCTCGTGAAGAATGCCAAAGCAATGGAGGCACATCACTTTATTGAACTGCAAGAATTAGGCGATAGCGATAAAATAGAGGCGTTGCACAAGATTATTGCGTGTTTATCATACCGAGTTAACATCTTTGGGGGAAAGATAGAGGATGACTATCAGTGGAAGGTTGACAATTTTAAGGATTTACCAGCACCACAATTTTACAAATACTCGCTTTTTTTTTCGGCACTCTATCCGAAATTATTAAAAACTACCCTAACCTATTTGAAGGGGGAGGTGAAGAAAGCAAAGGAGATGT